GCTTGCATGTCGCCTGCACCAATCGCTCCGACAAACCCAGCCCAGCCCTGACGCATGTAGTCGGTTAAGCTCTGCCAGTTTTCGGTAATAGAGGTAAACCGGCCCTCCATCACCGTAGCCACTTGGTCGCCGTCAGCGATCAACCCGCCAAACACCTGCCGCAATGCAAATAGTGCAGTTGTACCCGCAGCCGCTACCACTGCCACCGTGCCTAGCTTAGCAACAATAGCCCCCATAATACCGGCCAGCGATCCAAGGCCAATTGCTGCGATACCTAACGTCGATAGCGCCGCACCCAGCGCACCAACGGCCACGGCAGCACCGGCAACCAGCGGGGCAAACTGTGCCCAGGGGCCAAGTATCCCCGATCCCCACTGCACCAACTGCCCAACACGCTGCACTACCTGCGTCACCACTGGCAGCAACTGCTGGCCGATCGGCAACACGGCCAGCGCTATATTGTCCTTTAGCGTTGACCACTGGCCTAGCAAAGTTTGTGACTGCTTAGCCATGCCACCTGCAAACTGGCCACCGGCCCCGGTCATCGCTTGAAAAGCGGCCAGCAACTGCGGGAAGCCGATCTTACCATCTTCGACCAACTTTCTAACACCAGAATCAGCCACCCCAAACTGCTTGGCTAGTGCCTGGATAATTGGAATACCCCGGCCCGTTAGCTGGTTTATATCTTCAGCAAACAACCGGCCTTGAACTCGGGCCTTACCATAGATTTCTGCAATGTCACCCAGGGGCACACCTACAGCGCTGCCAATGTCTCCAAGCATTCGCAGCTCATCCGTCACGCCATCGGCACTGCTACCGAAGGCCAGCAACTTTTTAGCCGCGTCTGCGATTTCGGGAAACTCAAATGGTGTTTCAGCTCCGAACGCCTGCAACTTAGCCAGCATAGCTTGCGTAGCTTCGGCACTGCCCAGCATGGTTTCAAACGCTGCAGACGTTGTTTCTAGCCTGGCCGCTAACTGCAATGGCCAAGCCAGCGCGCCCAGCACACCAGCGGACACGCCGCCCAGGCCCGCACCAACAGCCGTTAGGCTTGCACCGAACGAATGTAACCGGCCTTTGACTCTGGCCAGCGCTGCTTCCAACGGGGCACTATTGGCCCCGATTTCTACAAACGCTCGGCCAGCGCGTATCCCCTGCGCTAAACCCATGGATAAATTTCCCCGATGCTAAATCAGTCGGTGCCCAGTAATACCTGTACTTCAGTCGCACCATTACCAGCCGCCGCCGCTGCGTGGCCAATAATCTTGTGACTGCTGGCTGTAGTAGTGCAGCGACTATTGCCAGCATCCCAGTACAAAATCGCACCCAGCGCCGGCGTGTCCGTGCTTAACTTAGGCAACTGCCAAACGCCTCGCGTCTGTAAAACCCCTAGCGCGTTGGCCGCAATGTCCTTGGGTGCGACGAAAACGCGATCCCCAACAACTACCACCTGGCCAGCCGTTACCGCGCTGCCTGGCGTGTAGTCTAAAAATTCTCCGTCTTGTTGATACTGTGTTGCCATTTCCTAATTTCTCCCTAAAAAATTTTGCGTGGGTTACACTGCCACGCTGTTGGTGTCGTTGGTTGGACTAGAAGCATAGTTAGCCGTCCAGGCTGCCCGCACATCGGCCAGCGAATTAACGTTGGAACTAAACATAGCCCCCCAAGTCGCTGGGCTGTCAAGGTCGTAAGTGTTGGTATCAATCACGTTACCCGTGCCGTGCGCCGACAAGAAACTATATAGCACACCGGCAGAAACAATAAAATCATTCTCGGTAATCGTGCAGCCGGTAGCGTTATCAAAACGCAGCGCCACCGCTCCGCTAACTGGGCTGCGTACCGTGTTGGCGGTAAACGTGTGGCCCGATCCGTCTTTGAACAAAACGCCGCTATTGCCGCCACCTGTCAAATCATTTCCGGTAACTGTGTGGCCTGTGCCCTTTATTACTGCACCATAGGACCCGCCCGCGTTAGCAAAAGTGACGTTATCCGTTACCGTGGCATTGCTGCTGCCGGTCGATAGTAGGATCGCGTGGCCGCTGGTGCCGTTGTTGGTAATCACGTTACGCCGCATCGTGTAGCCGTCGCCCGCTGACGTTCCACCATCGTCGGGCACTGCCAAACCAACTTGGCCCAACGCTGTAATCGTATTGTCGTCAAATGTTGAATCGCTAGAGAAGTAACCGATAACAGACACGCCCTTAACACCGCTGCCCGCGTCAACAGTGTTGCGGTTGAAATTGATCGTTGATCGGTTTCCAGTCGCCCCGCCTGTGTGGGCCATGTTGCGGCAAGTGTTGCCATACATTTGAAAACTTGTAGAGGTGCTAGCGTGGCCAGTCAGCAGTATGGGGCCGCTTATTTTATTGCTATTAAGCGTATGCGTGCCCCCGCCTGTCGCCAAGGTTGCCACTAACGTGTTTGTGTAGTCGTTGCCGATAAACTTAAAGCCAGTAACAATTAGCGTACTAGTGCCGAACGCTGCCGCACTGGTAAACGTGCAGCGCTTAACGGCTATGTTAGATTGTCCGGTACCAGCAAACGAAATGGCCGTGGGCCTGCTGTTGGTATCCTCAAAAACACACTCAACCAGTTCAAAGTTAGTTAGGCTACTGCCGTTGTAGAACACAAACCCAAGCGACCCACTAGCCCCCTGGACTTTCATATTGCGGAACCGCACATTGGCGCAAGTCCCATTGGGCCGAATTGTATAGCTACCACTTGCGTTAATGATAATGGGCAGCGTGCCCGGCTTGCCCCGTATCGTGACCATATAGGCAAACGCTTTATTGCTGAACAGAAAATAGCCGCCCGATAGGTTTTCTGTGTAGGTGCCCGAGTCTACCCAAATCGTAATTGGGCCGCTGTTGCTGGTGCTAATCGCGTTGAATGCTGAAGCAATAGTTAGTTTTGCCGCACCTTCTGACAATCCGTTATTTGCATCACTGCCAGACTTGCTAACGTAGTAATCGCCTGCCGCTGGTGCCCACGCCGCTGGCGTCACAAGCGTCGGCCCTAGATACTCCCCCACGCCTTCGACAATATAAGCCTGCGCCCAATCGTACTCTGTCAGTGCCTCCCAAGCGGCCTCCGTCAAGCGTATAGGTCCACCGGCTGCGGGGCGATAATCACCCAGCAACCTGGCAGCACGCCTAGCTATTGGTCTGGCTATGGGTCTGGCTAGATTCATTACGCCGTTACCGCCTCGACAAAAATGCTGGTGCCTTCGCCTGCCTGGTCAACTCGTGCGCGTAGGCTGTACGGGCCAACCGCATCAATCACCACCTGGCCGGGTCCGCTGAACGCTGGCACGCCGGAAATAGGGTAAGGCCCAACGTCCTCGCTGCCAATTTCCAAATAGACTTTGGCCCCTTTGAACGTCCCGCCTACGTGTACTGTGCATGGCTCGGTCATTGCCTCAGTATCACCCGCTCCGTTAGCCGTTGCCCCATCCAGTAATAGTGCCATTTTTCCCGCTGCCTTTTTTGCTATTCTTTAGCTGGCCCAAACAGTGCCAAGCCAACTTCAATTGCCGCCGCTTTCATCCGGTTACGCTGGCCATCGGCTACCGCCAGCAATTCCCCAAACGTGTACCACTCTGGGGACACACTGCAAAACCCGCACAGCTCGCAGTAATCCCGCCAAAATTCCTCTACCGTGTTCCAACCTAATCCGCCGCTTCGATCGTCGCCAGCGCCACCTGCTCCATTGCCTGGCTGGTCGCCCGCGTTTTCGCCCAGAGTCCCCGAACAATCGCGGCCTGGGCAGGGGGTAAAAAATCGCTGCCCGCCTGCATTAGTGCATCCGTTGCCCGTTCTATGGCCGCACCGATTAAACCCAGCTCAAAATCATCCTGCGTTAAACCCTTAGCCTGCCACTGCGGCTTGGTTAGTTCGGCCAGCACATCGACCAGCTGCAAAACGTCTGATAGCAAATTTGCCAAACGCTCTGGCGTAAACATCTTGGCCAAATCGTGGCCGGTCGCGCTTCGCACTTTGCGAATGTTTGGCACCGTCACCTCTAACAGCCATTCCCGGCCCTGTTCGTCAGTCCACTTCGCTGGCATCGTCGCCCCCGGTTTCTTCCACTTCCCCAGCCTGATCTGCAACCGCCGCCAGCTCCGCCGCGCCGTTGTCCCAGTCGATATACTTTAGCGATCCGCGCTGGGCACTACTGGCCAGCACAAAATCCACCTTAACTAATTCCTTCAACTGCTGATCGCTTGGGAAACTCAATACGTTAAAGTACCCCCAAACGCCGCGTGAGTTAGTGTTGCCGATGCTGCCGGTTAAAGCCCTAGTAAGTACCGGCGATCGACTATGGAAAGCGTCACGTAAAAATTCTGTAACTGTATCGTCGTTCTGCCATAATAGCTGGCCGGTTATTCGCGCCTGCAATAGTCCTGGCTCGGTGATCTCAATACCACCCGCCCCACGGTGGCTGGCGTCTACTTCTAACTGCTGTAACTCTAGCTTGGCATCAATGACTGTTAGAACCTCTTGAAAATCGGGTTCCTCAAAATCATCTGCCGCGTCGATATACAACTTGCACTGCCAGCCGCGTATTGTCATGGTTTCCGGTCCCTTACTCCTACCGCCTGGAAAATGCTACGCGCTGCCGCTGGCCGCCTGTACATAGTTCGTTGGTGATCGCGTGCTAACGCATGGCCGGAATGTTAGCTCGATCTTTACCAAATCCTTTAGCGGCTGATCGATCGGAAAACCGAATACCTTGAAGTCCCCTTTGTAGCCGCGTGCGTTGGCATCGTTGCTGGCCCCGGTCAAAAACATCATGTTAATGGCCGCGCGGTTTTGAAACGCGGTTAGCAGTGCCAAGCAGTTTGCGTTATTAGCCCTCCATTGCAGCGTTGCCGTAACGGTCACTTGAAGCATACTTGGCTCTGTCAACTCGATTCCGCCCGCTTCCCTAACGCTGGCGTCGGCTTCACTTTGCGAAGCGTCAATTTTAACGTCCGACAATTCGCCCAGCTCGGTCCAGGTCGGGCTGGCCGGATTGCCTGCCCCACTGCTTGCGCTGTCGCGGTAACCTTTACTCTGCCAACCATGCACTACCGACATATTAAAACTCCCGTTTACTTAATCGCATTCTTCCACATTGCCGGTAGGCCCGGCGATATATCTTGTAAGGCCGGTACCATGGCTGGCCGCTTTTCGTAGGCCACCGATTGCCGCCGCCTGTTTTTTCCCCGTCCCACCATTCGGCCCGTTGTCTTGCCGTGTTCTAGCGCTTCTGGCGTGTCGCCCGATCCTTGCAACTTCTTGGGGCCAAATACTGCGGTATGCTTGTCGGCCTCATAGGCAAACAACAGAAACCGCTTCAACTGGCCCTGCCTGACCGATGGAGCTTCCCCCGGCCTAGCTGCTCTGTTTCGTTTCCTCATAGCCCGCCTGGCGATCGTTCGCCCTCGGGCCGCTGCTTTCGTTAATACTTGCCGCTCTGCTTTCAGATAGGCATTGGTCACCTTTGCGGGCTGCCAATCCAGCACGCGCAGTGCTAGTTGAATCTGCATCACTTCATCGAATTGATAAGCGAAATAATTTCCATAATAGTTTTGAACAGCTTTACCCAGTCGATCGACTTTAGAAACTCACCGTTAGCCGTTTCCTGCTGTTGCTGCCGTAGAAAATCAATGAGTGCCTTTTCCTTGGGTGTGAGCTTCACACAATCGCCGCCTTC